AGTCAGCCAACTAGCAACGTCTTCCCCAAGAACCTGACCCGCCAAACCAATCTTTTTGCGTAATGCGCTCAGAACTTTCTCATCTATTGTGTTTGGAGATACCAAATCCACATATGTAACCGACTTCTTTTGAGAAATACGGTGCGCTCTATCTTCACTTTGAAGCCTAATCTCCAGATCATAAGAGTTAGAAAAATAGATAACAGTACGTGCTTGGGTCAAAGTTATACCAAAACCTCCAGTTTTAGGTTGACCAACAAAGAACCGTAGGTCACTATCCGCATCCTGAAACTTATTCACAATGTCTTGACGGTCTTTTTGAGGTGTACCCCCGAAATAAGTTGCGACCGAATCGGGCCCGAAACGGTCGCGCAGGGCCTGTGCAATCCGTTGAATATCATAGGTGTATGATGCCCAAATTATTGCCTTCCCTGAACACTCGTCTATCACGGACATAAGCCCAGACAGACGGTTATTGGCTAGAGGTTGGATTGCCCCTTCGTCGGGTTGAAAAAACCCGCAACAAATCTGTTGTAACCGCATAATCTGTGTCAACACACTTTCGGTGGTTGCAAGATCCCCATTTTCCAGTTGAGCAAGAGCTAACTTCTTCATCTGGGTGTACACGGTTAGTTGTTCATCCGTCAGTTCGATGTGACGGCGCGTATAGATCTTCTCTGGTAGGTCTAAGCAGTCTTCTTTAAGTGTGCGGTTACTAAACGACAACAGCTTCTCATTAAGCTCGTCTAAGCGTCTGTACCCCACAATCTCTTGGAAGCTCCTGTTGCCCATGGTTCTGCTCTGCACTTGAGCGTACCTATTCTGGAAAGCATAGTAGCTGTTGAAACCTAACGCACGGGGCGACAGGAAGAAACATTGGCTAAATAAATCCATCGGTGACTTTGTTACCGGCGATCCGGTTAAGATGCGGCGGTACAACGACACGTTTCTTAGCTCCATAATATTCTTTGTTCGAGCGGCCTTGCGGTTCTTTATAGTAGTGCTTTCATCTACAACCACCATGTTCTCCGGGTTCTTGAGTAAAAACTCATACGCCGCTTTAGTCCCCCTACTTGTAGAGAAAGCTTCCACGTTCATAACAAAGAACTTTAAATCGTTTGTCTTGTGGTATGTTATGTGCTTTAATTCTTCAGCAAACTTTTTGGAGGAAGAGGGTGTCCACCCACACACTATACGCGGTATTCTATCTGGCAAATGAACAGGTATCTCGCCTTTTGACCAGTTGTCCATTACTCCCTTCGGGGCAATAATGAGGACGGCATTAATCTTATTGTCCTCGTATAACATCCCTATATTATCAATCGCACATTTACTTTTTCCTGTACCCATCTCCAGTAAATATGCATAATAAAGCTCGGCCCACGAATCTTTTAAAACTTTCTTTTGATGCTCATAGGGCTCTGTTTTGTAACGGTAACTATTGAATTTATCTGACATTATGCAAATTTCCTAGTTAATGGTGTTGACAATACCTTATAGAAAGGTTTAAAAAGAATGGCAAGCACTAAAAAGGTGCTTTAACCTAGAAGGAAGAAACATGAACGATAATGTAATACAAATGATGGAGGACGACTTTGAAAAGAACGAAGCCACTTCCCTCGAAAAGATGGACCAAACGGGTCTAAAGACAGTAGCAGAAATTGCACGAATGATTGTGTCTCAAGAGGCTAAACTAGCAGATCTTGAGCAACGTACAAAGGATGCTAAAAAAGAACTGCTTCAACTGACTGATAACGAACTGCCAAATATGCTCGCGGAAATCGGTTTAAGCAAAATGACACTAGACGATGGATCGGAAGTTACTGTTAAACAAACTTACGGTGCGTCAATTCTAGTGGCTAATCGTCCTAAAGCTTACGATTGGCTACGCGATAATGGTTATGACGACATAATAAAGAATGTTGTGTCATGCCAGTTTGGTCGTGGAGAAGACGAGAAGGCACTCGCATTTAAAGCGGTTGCAGAGAACGAGGGTTATCCGGCTGACCAAAAGACGGACATCCACAGCGGCACGTTACGCGCTTTTGTTAAAGAGCGTTGTGAAGCAGGGGATGATTTTCCAATGGATCTATTCGGGGCCTATATTGGGCAACGAGCTATTATAAAAAGGAGTAAATAAATGACAAAAACTGTTAAAAAAGAAAAGGGCGGGGCGGTAAACCCATCTTTAGCTGATCCGTATACCACCTTGGCAATAGTACCTTTGCCTGCCATGTTTGAAGCCGATGCAGGTAAAGGCATGGAGGGTATAGGTCAAGAAGATCTGGCACTACCGTTTCTTAAAGTTCTTTCTGGCAACGATCCCGTCTTGGATACGCATGAAACTGCGCGAAAGGGGGATATATATAATACTGTAAGTGGAGACGTTTATACCGGTAAAGAAGGTATAAGAGTTGTCCCTTGTGCGTATCAAAGGCGGTTCATAGAGTGGGTCCCTAGAGGGCAGGGTAGCGGCGCTCCCAAAAATATCTTTACGCCCAATGAAGAAAGACCGCAGACTAAAAAGCTTTTTGAAATTACACAGGAAGCAAAGGATAGAGACGACTACAAAGATTATGTGGTGGGTGGAGAGGGTTCTTATCTCGAAGAAACACACCAACATTTTGTTGTTATCTTAAAAGAAGACGGTGGTTCTGAAACAGCGCTAATTGCTATGAAGTCCACTCAACTCAAGAAAAGTCGAAAGTGGAACTCTATGGTTTCTTCTACTTCGATGGTTGGTGCAAACGGTCCGTTCTCTCCACCACGGTTTAGTCACATTTATGTGCTGAAAACTATTGGTGAGGAAAACTCTAAAGGATCGTGGCATGGTTGGGAAATGTCTAAAGAGGGTCCTATCGCAGATGCGGCCTTGTACGGGCAGTGTAAAACTTTCTCTGAAAGTATCTCAAGTGGCGAAGTTATTGTAAAACATAGCAATGATGAAGTTGCAGACAGCAACAGTATCCCATTTTAATCTATGCGGCGGTGCTTCGGCATCGCCGCCCACTAACCTTTAGGATTTTTTATGTCAGTTGAAAAATTTAGTCGTATCTTTGATGGGCTCAAAGAAGCCTATGGGACGTTTAGAATTGAAAAAAAGCAGTCGAATGGAAAGAGCGCAGGTAAAGCGGCTATCATTCGCGAACCACGGACCAAGGCCCTTTGGGAAGGACATCTTTCTGGCAAGGGCGTTTCAGTAGGCGTTATTCCAATCACTGAGAACAATAGCTCCAAGTGGGGTTGTATAGATGTAGACCAGTATCCACTGGACCATCTTGGCCTAATAACTAAAATTAGAAAATTAAAACTACCTTTGGTAGTCTGTCGATCTAAGTCTGGAGGAGCGCATTGCTTCCTCTTTACAAAAGATTGGATAGAAGCTCGCGAAATGCAGGCCTCTCTTAAATCAATGTCAGCCGCTCTGGGTTATGGTGAGAGTGAGATCTTTCCCAAGCAAATCAAATTGCACTTAGATAGAGGCGACGTTGGTAACTTTTTAAACCTACCGTATTATAATGCGGAAGACGGCTTGCGATACGCATTTAAAGATGACGGCACAAGCGCTACCCTTGAAGAGTTCTACGAGCTTTACGATACACATGTCCAAACCTTTGAAGAGGTGCAGAAACTACAGATCACTGCGGCACAAGAAACAGATCTTCTAAAAGACGGGCCACCTTGTTTGCAGATTTTGTGCAGATCAAAGATCAGTGAAGGCGGTCGTAACAACGGTTTGTTTAACATCGGTGTGTATCTCCGCAAAGCTTTTCCAGACTCTTGGGAGAACGAGATCTTACAGTACAACATGAACTACTTAGATCCACCGCTCCCCTTGGCAGAAGTTAACATCGTAGCCAAGCAATTGGACCGCAAAGACTACATCTATAAGTGTAGCGATGCCCCGATTAATGCACATTGTAACAAGGACTTGTGCCGAACCCGTAAGTTCGGCGTAGGAGCCGCTGTACAGGGTGTTACAGTGGCTAATCTGCGTAAGTATAACAGTACACCGCCCGTGTGGTTTATGGACGTAGCGGGCGAGCCCCTTGAGTTGGATACAGATGCGCTTTTAAATCAACCTACCTTTCAAAAAGCTTGTATGGAGCAGTTGAACTTCATGCCACGGTCCGTTGCCAAGCCTGCTTGGGAAGGACGTATTTCTGCGTTGATGACGGAGATGAAGGATAACGAAAGCGCAATCATCGAAGTATCGCAAGATGCCAGTACGTCTGGGCAGTTCTTTGACTACCTCGAAGAGTTCTGTCGTTTCCTACAGCAAGCGCAAGATAAAGAAGAGATCCTACTCCGCCGCCCATGGACCGATGAAGAAGCCGGAACCACTTACTTTAGGTTAAGAGATTTCGAAGGGCATCTTAGAAAGAATAAGTTCTTTGAGTATAAGTCACATAAGATTGCACAACGTCTCCGAGATATAAATGGTGAGAGCGTTGTACTAAAGATCAAAGGAAGGGCTGTCAGAGTTTGGCAAATACCGTCCTTTGAACGAGCCGATGCGGTTCTTTCGCCGCCAAAATTTAAATCAAAAGAGGAGCCGTTTTAAAATGGATGATGAAATATTATTAGCAGATGGCTTGGGTAAAGCTTTTATTGGAGTAGGGCATCGATCAGGATGTCACGACGTTGCTGTTTATGATTACGACAGATGTGCGCAGATTTTGATGCGACGAGACAAAATGAGTATTGAAGATGCTTATGAGTTTGTGGATTTTAACGTGGTTGGGAGTTGGGTGGGAGATCGAACACCTATATTTTTGGAGAGAAGAAAACTAAAGGAGATAGAAAAACATGGGTAATGAAGCTGAAGATAGAGAGTTTTTTAAAGACATGGAGATACTACGGCTTCGAGAGTTGCTTGAACTCCAAAATAAAATTCTTTCGCAGGATTTAGGGGATCACAAAACGTGGACAATTGAACGCCGTAACTTAGAGATCTTTCGATTACGTAAACAACAGTACTTAAAGTTGCAGGCTATTGGTGACCGCTTTGATCTAAGTAAAGAGCGCGTCCGTATTATTGTGAAAAAGATGGAAGAAAAAGGTTTCGATGTTCAGAATTTTCGGCCCTCCGGGGACAGGTAAAACTACCAAGCTTCTTGACATGGTGGACCAGAACTTATCTTCGGGCATTGCCTCGACAGATATTGCATTCTTGGCGTTTACCAGAAAAGCGGCAAATGAAGCTAAAGAAAGAGCTTCCTTGCGGTTCAACCTTGATCCAAAGAAAGACCTGTTTTACTTTAGAACGTTGCATTCGCTTGCCCTAACACTAACCGACATCCGTACTGAACAGGTTCTGCAAAACGAGCATTACAAAGAGCTTGGCGACGCAATAGGTGTTAACTTTGGTGTAAACAAACGCGGCGGTATGGAGGATATGCCGGAGTTAAACAGATCTAGCGATCCCGTGCTATCTCTCATAAGCCTCGCTACCCTACGAAAAGTTCCCCTACGCGAGCAATATAACGAAAGCCGCATCGACACAGATTGGAATACCGTTGCCTACATTGCAGAAGCTCTCAAGAATTACAAAGAAGAGTTCAACATGTATGACTTCACCGACATGTTGAAGCTGTTTGTAGAGAATGGCGACACCTGTTGCCCTAACTTTGCTGTTACCTTCTTAGACGAAGCGCAAGATCTTTCCCCCCTCCAATGGGATATTGCCCACTTGTTAGATAAAAAATCAGAAAGAATGTATGTTGCCGGAGATGACGACCAAGCAATCTATAAATTTGCTGGGGCCAATGTGGATCACTTTATTAATCTGAACGGTTCGTCCGAAACTCTGTCACAATCTTACAGAGTACCCACAAGCGTTTGGCACGTAGCGCAAGGTATTGCCAAGCGTATCCACCGGCGTTTTCCTAAAGATTACAAACCCCGCGAAGATATGGGCATGGTTAAAAGAATAAATACCGTAGCCGAACTGGACATGTCCCACGGCTCATGGCTCATTCTGGCACAAGCGGGATATCAATTACAAGAAGTGGCAAACGAGTTAAAATCATCGGGCAGGTTATTTAACTTTAGAGGCCACCGTAGTGTTTCCGAGCGCGTTAGTAACGCGGTCAATGGGTGGGAGCAAGTGAGATCGGGGAAATCCGTGCTTGGAAACACAGTTAAAGCAATCTATTCGTTTATGTCCACAAAGGATCGTATAGCTAGAGGTTTTAAAAGACTGTCCGGTCTCGACGAAGACAGCTTCTACACCTTCAAAGAGCTTGTCGAGGATCACGGGCTTCTGGCAACGAATGAAATGATCTGGCACGAAGCAATGGATAAAATGCCAGAAAGAGATAGAGCCTATATCGTGGCTATGCTTCGACGCGGAGAAAAGTTTAACGGCATTCCCCGTATTAATGTGTCCACGATCCACGGATCTAAAGGCGGAGAAGCCGATAATGTGTGCATCTTTACCGATCTAAGCCCCGCCGCCGACGAATCTATGAGAATTGATGCCGACGATATCCACAGAACATTCTACGTCGGTGTAACCCGCACGAAAGAAAACCTATTTATTGTTGAACCCGAAGATATATCAAGGAGCTACGATCTATGAAACGTGAAGAAATACTGCAAAAAGCAGAGAGCTTAGTCAACGGACCACGGGCCAAGGACTACGGCGATGCTTACGAGAACCATGACAGAATAGCAAAGATATGGTCTGTTATCTTAGATAAAGAAATAACGGTATCGCAAGTATATCAATGCATGGTTGCAGTAAAGCAAGCAAGGCTTATAATATCCCCAGATCATGAAGACAGTTGGGTAGATATTGCAGGCTATGCGGCATTAGGCGGAGAAGACTAATGGGCAATGATTTTTGGGATACCGAAGAATCCAATATCAATATGGTAGCAACGTATGATGAGAAGGGTGCTTTGTATTTAAAAGAAAGTTGTCCCGATGGTTGGAATTGGAAAAAAGAGAGAAAATTGCTTTCTTGGCAAGAGACAAGCACCGTTTTATTAAATTATAAAAATTCAGAACATTGTTTTGAGGGGGGTGAAAAACAAGTAGATTTTAAACTAAGGCTTATTTGTTGTGTAGATAACAATGGAGGAAATTATAATTCGGACACAGGTTATTGGTTTGATGGTAACGACGGTTTCTTTTTTGAAGACGCAAATGGAAATGTTTATTCAACTAATTCTAAAGGTTTTTATAATGAGGAGAACGGTGGTGAGCAAATTGAAGTGCCTCATTACCATATGTGGTCTTACGATAAACCGCCCTTTACATGCGACATTTCTTTTCCATATCAAAAAGGTATGATCTTTTCATTTACAGCTAATATTGCGGACAAAGAAAAAGTACATCGTGAAAAGGAAGGGTGTAATTACACCCGCTTCCACACGGTTAAAAATGGAAAGCTACTTAACCCCAAAAACGATAAAGATTTCAATTTTGATGGAAAGAAAAGATCCGTTCAAGATTATTTTAATGACATGACACATATGTCCGAAGCTGAAAAAAGAGAAAAAATTGAAGCCTCTAAAAGGATAGAGCGTGGCTCTGCGGGAAATAGAGTAAAAGCAAAATTTAATCATAGGTGTCAGATATGTAAGGTTGAAAAGAAATCTGCTGAAACGCATACTTTTGTAAAAGCAGACGGGCAAAACTATGTCGAGGCTCATCACGTTCTTCAACTTTCTGAGGGGGGTCCTGATACAACAGAGAATATAATGTGTTTATGCGCTAACCATCATAGACAAATGCATTACGGAAATGTCAAAATTGCCATTAGTCGTAATAATTTTTATGTGACTATTGATGAAAAAGTAGAAAAAACAATACCACGATGGAGAACATAATGAGTAATTTAAAGGAGAAAGAAAGATGATTACTACAATTTATGCTACAAAAGAAAAAAATATATACGGCACTGACGTTTTAACATTTGAGTGTACGAAGTGTGGGAAGAAGCACACGCATGGATATGGAGAGGGGCATCGTACGGCACACTGTAGACATGATGCCAAGGATAGATGGGAAGGTGGTTATTTTCTTAAAGAAATTAAGCCGTCACAAAGTAAAAATGATGAGGATAAAGAATAGATGGCACTACAAATGGCGATGTTCCTACCAAAAAGCGAATGGATACCACCCACAGAACTCCCAGATATCTTTAGCGCTAAGAAAATAGCCATTGACGTAGAGACCAAAGATCCAAACCTTAAAACTAATGGTCCCGGATGGGCTACAGGTGATGGTCAGGTGATTGGATATGCTGTAGCAACCGAAGATTGGTCAGGTTATCTACCTATTCGGCATGTCGGTGGCGGAAACTTAGACGAGCGCATCGTAAATAAGTGGCTCAAAAAGGTATTTGAATGCCCAGCCGACAAGATTATGCA